GCCCTATTGGATCGGCGACGTCCTATGTTATTACAAACATCCAGATGGAGTCAGATCTCAGATGGGAAGGCGGCTCCATACCTCTCGCTCCTTCGAATATTACAATTCTAAAGACATCTGAATCGAGTGTTCAGATCGGCTGGGATTGGAGTTGGGCAGAGGCTACATCCACAGAGCTTTCCTGGGCTGATCATGAGGACGCCTGGGAGTCTACGGACGAGCCTACTCGATATACAGTAAGCAACATTCACGCGAATAGGTGGACAATCGCTGGTCTCGCTGTTGGCACTTGGTATATTCGTGTAAGGCTTATAAGAGAGGCTGGAGACTCTACAACGTATGGAGCTTACTCTGATATTTACACAGTAAAACTCTCAGATGCACCGGATATTCCATCTCTGACATTGTCTGATGGTGTTATAACGAAGAATGGAAGCGTTACATGCTATTGGGCATATTATGCTCCTGACGGCACAACGCAGCAGCAGGCAGAGATTGCAGAAGCGTCAATGGATGGTGATACGATCAGTTACAGTGAGCCTATTGCGTCCACTTATACTGCTCAGCATATTACGCTTGATGCAGAAGAAATGGGCTGGAATCCTGGAGAGACTCATTACCTTGTATTACGAGTTCTTTCTGGAGCTGGCGAATATTCTAATGGATGGAGTGCTCCGGTTCCTGTGACTATCGCTGAAGATATTCACGCTGAGATCACATCTACATCTCTCGTTGACATTGATATTCCTGGGGATACTACGGATGACACAAGGACAAACGTCACATCGATGACCGCATTTCCTTTGAGAGTCAAGGCTACAGGTGCTGGAGATGGCGGTGTTACAACGTATATTATCGAGAGGGCTAGCTCCTATCACGTCGAAAGACCTGACGAAACCGACTATGACGGATTCGAAGGTGAGACGATCGGCATTATAGAAGTTACAGGCGAAGAAGAAGCTATATTTGAAAAAGAAGATCTTATAGGAATGCTGGATGATGGCGCATTCTACAGACTGATAGCGACCGTTCAGGACACTTATGGTCAAAAAGATGAGGCTTCTGTGGAGTTTGAGGTTCACTGGGCTCATCAGGCTCTGATTCCATCAGCAGAAATTGAGATCGATGATGTTCGTAATGTAGCATACACCACGCCTATAGCTCCTGCAGGAAGTCAGCCTGGCGACACTGTTGATATTTACAGGTTGTCAGCAGATAAGCCTGAACTCGTCTATAGTGGTGCTCAGTTCGGTGTTAAATACGTAGATCCTTATCCAACTCTCAAAGAGTTTGGAGGTCATAGAATCGTCTACAAGACATTCAATGGCGACTATATTACAGCCGACAATGAGTTCGCCATGGTCGACTACGACTCCGAAAACAGTAATGATATTCTCAATCTGTTTGCTATAGTCATAGACTTTGACGGTGAGCAGCTTATTCTTCCTTATGACGTGACCGTCTCGAATAGCTGGTCTAAGGATTACGTGGAGACAAAATACCTCGGGGGAACAATTCGAGGAGACTGGAACATGTCAGTCAGCAAGTCTTCATCGCTGTCCACAAGAATCCCGGTTCAGTACGAGCCTGAGAACATTGAGACATTAAGAAGACTGGCTGTATATCCTGGTGCTTGCCACGTCAGAACACCTGATGGATCCAGTTATACAGCGAACGTCAATGTCAAAGAAGACCGTGATGAGAAGATGGTAAGCAAACTTGCTAAGGCAAGTCTTGATATTACTAAGATAGATTCAGATGGCCACGACGGCGTACTCTATGAAGACTGGATCTCTGATGATGAATAGGAGAACATATTATGGATTGGACTGAAGGATACAGCGCTCGATGTTATTTGTCTATACTCGACAAAAAGACAATGCGCGATATTCGTAGAATAGAGCTTAAGAGCGGAACGATAAAGCGAACGATGTCCGATCTGAGAGAGTCAGCTGATCTGAACTGTGGACAGCAATATGACTCTGATAAAGAAGAATATGTAAGAGTATGGCTGGATACCAAGCAAGACGGTGTGTCCAGCCATATTCCTTTATTTACTGGAATCGCGACATCCCCAAATCGAGATTACGAAGGGTTGTATAGGACTAGCGATGTTGCTTGCTATTCGATTCTTAAGATTGCTCAGGATATTTTGCTTGAGCCTGGCTGGTATGTTCCAGTCGACATGGATGGCGCCAAGATGGTTAAAAAGCTTCTAAGTGTCACCGGTGTTGATATTCGAGGGGCTGATGAAGGCTCTAAATTGCTATCACAGGCAATAATAGCTGAATACAATGAGAGCAACTTGTCAATGGCGGAGAAGATTCTGGACGCCATAAACTGGAGAATGAAGATTGATGGCTATGGGACAATAACTCTTGAGCCATATTCCGACACTCCAGTCGCTATGTTCGGATCTACATCAAATGATATTTTGGAGACGAATATAACGATTGAATACGACTGGTTCAACTGCCCGAATGTTTTCAGAGCTGTTATGGATGACACATATGCTATTGCCAGAGATGACAACCCAGATAGCCCGCTCTCCACTGTGTCAAGAGGGAGAGAGATCTGGGCAGAGGAGACATCCTGTAATTTAAATCAAAATGAGACACTTGAAGACTACGCTGAGAGAAAACTTAATGAGCTCCAGCAAGTAGCTACATCTGTGTCATATGACAGACGTTTCATGCCGGATATTTATCCGTCTGACGTCATTACACTTAACTATCCAGCCCAGGGAGTAGTCGGCAATTTCCTTATTACAGAACAGTCTATATCTCTTGGGCATAATGCTAAAACATCAGAGGAGGTGATCAAGGTTTGAGTACCAATATAGGTCAGTTAGCTAGTGACCTCTATAAGGCAATGTCTGAATCAGACAGTAAGAAACCAAAACCATATGACACCCACGCTGAGGTTGTGCGAGTCGATGGGGACATAGCTTATATTCACATCCCAGGTGGAGTTGACGAGACACCTGCTCAGATAACCACAAGCGTTAAGCCTGGTGACATGGTCAGAGCGAGACTTTCAGGTGGTAGAGCATGGATCCTCGGAAACAGCACAAATCCTCCGACAGACGATACAACGGCTAATACAGCGATTTATATTAGTAAGGGCGCTTCGGAAGTAGCAAACATTGCTCATGAAGCCGCTAACGAGGCGATTAAAGATGCTGAAACGGCTCATGGGGCGGCTATTAGCGCCCAGAAGTCCGCAGCTGAGGCGTATGAAGCAGCTGAAGAAGCAAAAGAATCAGCGGACTCAGCTCAGAAATCTGCAGATGCTGCATATGCTGCAGCGGGAGAAGCTATTGATTCTGCGCACGAAGCCAATTATGCAGCAAACGGAGCTCTCACACAGCTCTCAGTAGTAGAAGACGTTGTTGGCACACTCAATTGGATCTCAGATCATGGAACCTATACCAAGACCGAAGACAAAGAGCTTGATCCGAACAAAACATATTTTGTCAAGATCAATGGTGTTTATACACCAGTAGCTCAGCCGGATCCAGAGCAGATCAAGAGATATTATGAGTTGAGTCTCGACGATTCCCTTCAGAATTATATTTCAACTCATCTTGCCCTTACAGATGAAGGTCTGTATGTTGTCAAGGACGACATGGGTTACAAAATCCTTCTGGCCAATGATGGAATGAAAGTCTATGACTCAGAAGGACATCTTGTTAGCACATTCGGTGAGTATATCCGCTTCAGTTCTGAGAAACCTCAGTACATTGGATCGGATGATGCATACATTATATTTGATCCGAAGACCGGTCAGATAAACATCGGCGGCAATGTTGTTCTCGGCGGAGACATGACGCTGGATAAGCTTCTTGCTGAAGTAAACGCCCTTGAGGTTGAATACACAATTAGCGAAGATAGCGCCTATGCATATTTCCAGGCTCATATTTTCAGAGGATCAGAGGACGTAACTACTCAATTCGACGAGCGCTGCTTCACCTGGTATTACAAGACTGAGAATGGTGAGGAACCTATCAACGGTAACAATGGAACCAATACCGGTTACACAATGACTGTTGATATTAACAACCTCTTCGACTATGAAGGTCATGTTATCACTCACTTCACTCATTCGTATGTAGACTATTACATCGAGGATGGACATGCGTTTGTCAAGGCCGATTCGGTAACTCCTGAGGATATTGGCGAGTATGGATTCACTATTGATGAGTTTGGCGATCTTATCTATACATACGATGATAAGACCGTTGCCGACTTTGCTCTCCAGGATGGAAGACTTAAAGCTCTGACACAGTATGGTATATTTGGCAACAAGCTTACAAGAGAAACCGCTATCTATAAGAAAGGTGCTCTTGCTAAAGCTTTAGCTGAGAAAGCCGATAATCAGGACTTCTTCCAGGCCACTCAGGATATTTACATTCAGACGCTGTCTGCTGTAGATGACATTCAGCCATATACAGAAAAGTGGGTCGACTATGAAGGCGAATCTGTTGTAAGTGCTGATCCAACTGTTAGTCCGCCAGATGCAGAAACCGGTTTAACGCCAAGATGGACCCTTAAAAAGCCTACATATCAGAAGAACTATCCGGTTATATTTATTGCTAAGCAGACTTTGACAAAGAAGGTGGATGGTACACTCGAGATATCATGCACCAAACCGCTTATGGATGATAGCCAGACTATTATTGATGGCGGACATATTACGACTGGAACTATTGATGCATCGAGAGTTAGAGTGGTTAATCTCGAGGCAAACAGCATCGTAACCGGAACCATTTCGGATAAAAACAACAATAATTATTGGAATCTAGATACTGGAGAATTTAAACTTTCTGCGTCATCTAAGGTTGGCGACAAAACCGTTAAACAAATAGCCGATGCTTCAGCTGATAGTAAAGTAAGCGATTACGATGCTTCTTTAAATCAGTCTAAAGTGTTCAATAAGCTCACGAATAATGGAAGCTTACAGGGCATTTATATGGATAACGGTGAATTATATGTGAATGCCTCCTATTTGAAATCTGGACAGATTGATGCTTCACTTGTAAAGGTTGTTAACATTGACGCTGACAATATTAAGTCTGGAAAGATACGCTCCGACCTTATCGAGTCTGGCTCTCTTTCAATAGGGCACGTGGCAAATCTTCAAAATACATTGGACGCTAAAGCTTCGTCTGAGGATGTCTCCGATGCGGCAAAGACAGCAACAAATTATATTACACATATTGATGATGATACTGGCATAACCGTTCATCCTTTGAATACTACAAACAATAGGATTGCTATAAATTCTGAGGGCATGCAGGTATATCAGAATAATGATATGGTGGCATATTACGGAACATATGCAAGAATCGGGAAGGATAATGCCGGAAATACTTACATCGACAGCAATAAAATTGCAATGCGCAACGGATCGACTGAATTATTCACGGTGAGCACTGGTGACGGGTCGGTTAAAGTACATAAAGATATCAACCAAAAAGCGAATTCTACGACCGAGACGATCAGCGGTAATTTTTATCTTGGAAGAACTGTTTCATCATTGACCCAGATCACAATTAGATACACTGCTGGCGATACAACATATGTTGAAGCATTTACTTCTTGGCCTTCTGGGGCATCAAATACTTATTTCTCAAGTATAACGATTGGACAAGTATCTCAAGGCGGAAAGACTACCGTAAATTATTATCTCAGCCCAAAAGCAATGACTACTATTCTGAAGTCTATTACTATAGAGTTTGTCACAACTACTATGACTACGGACATCAGTGCAGGAAGTTATCCCGACACAACCTACACGTCAATGTTCCGACTTGGTAACGGTTCTGACGCCTCACACAAATCAAATGCCTTTTCGCTTGATTGGGATGGAACTGCACGATTCAATGGAGCGGTTAAAGTTATGTGCAATGCCGACTCAACAGGTGGAATCACGATTGGCAACATTGGAGATGGCGGATCATATGAATGGGGAGATGGCTCACAGGAACATGCTAATGAGCGACATATTTCCGTTGAAGGTTTCCGTTGGGGGCCAGTAGTACAATTGGCATTAGAACTTACGCCTTGGGATATAGCGGTTGGTCCTGGAAAAGACTTTATAAATACAACAAGCGTAACAGGAAGATTACCGGTTCCTATTGGTAATGCTTCAGGCGTCGCTTATTATGGAAATCGAGCCATAATTGCTACGCTATGGGGTGATAGCAGTTCGCTTCATCTTAGAGTAAGGAACGTTAGTGCGCCAGGCGTTGCTGACGTTGCTGTTGATACGGATCCTATAAACATATCGATTATGTACATGACCAACGAGACTTAAAGGAGGTAACCAATCTTGAACAAAGGCACAATACTTAGGACGATCGCAAGGATCGCCTTTTCTACTTATACCGTATTTTGTATGTGGCAGGTATCCATAGGAGAGCTTGGTAAACTCCTTGACGCTCCTTGGCTTGTCGTTGCGGTTACGGTTGTAATCGTGCTCAGTGGCATTATTGTCGACTGGATCACGACATATTTCAACAACGACTACACAGAAGTAGCCGCTAAACACACTGCTGAGATGAGACAGGAGAAAGCAGAACTCGACCCGAACTACAAGGGCGACAGATTCTTTGTAGACCCTGATGATATTTTCGAAGAGGAAGTAGGTGCATCGGATGAACAGTAAGATATTTAGACAGTACGAAGGGCCATGGGCTAAAAAGCCTTACCCTGGAAAAGGTTACAAAGTATCCGGTGCAGGTTGCGGTCTGGTGGCTCTGACTCATGCAGCTATTGAGCAGGAAGCCAAGAAAAACTGGACGCCGGAAAATCTCAGAAAATACATGATCGGCAAAGGTTATGCCACATACGGTCAGGGAACAACCTGGGCTGGCATGTATAACACAATGAAATACCTTGGATATTCTGATACCAAATGGATCACAGAAGCCATGCCAATGAAAGATGCCTTTACGGAACTCAACAAGGGTAACCGTATAGGCATTATTCTTTTCTATGGTGGATATTCTAAGAGAAAGAAGAAGTGGTATAGAACTCCGGATGGTACTGTATGGACTGGCTCCGGTCATTATATTTTCTTCGGAGACTACAAGGTTGTAGACGGCAAGCACTGGTTCAACCTCAAAGACTCCGGTGGTAGAAAGCATGATGGCTGGTACTGCTATGAGAAGAGCATGAAGGGTTGTGTAGGTCAGCTCTGGATCGCTTCAAGAGTCGGAGCTCAGGTAACACCTAAGAAGGCTGTAAAGAAGGACGGAAGTCTCACAGTCGATGGTGTTGGTGGAATCGGAACTGTCAAGGCTCTTCAGAGATTCCTCGGTGCTCCTCAGGACGGAATTATATCCTCACAGAGCAGCGCAGCAAAGAAATTCTTCCCGGCATTTAAGTCCGTAGAATTTAAAGACAAGCCGTCCGGATCTCTTACAGTTCACAGACTTCAGGACTGGCTTGGAGTAGCATCCACCGGTCTTCTCAATGAGACAACAATCAAGTATCTTCAGAAGAGAATCAAAGCTGAGGCAGACGGCGTATTTGGTCCTGACTCAATGAAGGCTCTTCAGAAGTATCTCAACATTAACAGCAAAGCTACAGCAGTTATTCCTGACTGCAAAGAGGCCAAGGAGATGGTGGCATTTGCTAAGAAGTTCTGCTGGCCTGTTGACACAGCAAAGAAGTACTGGGCTTACAAGACAGGTTCAGCAATCGCTGCATATAAGACAGCTCTCAAAAAATACATGGCCAAGACATCCAAGAAAGCTCTCAGCGACTGTGGATATTTTGTAACTACATGTGCAAGAGCAGCAGGATTTACAAAATTCCTTGCTCTTAAGGACAATGATGATCCGTTCCCAAAGGTTCCTGACGGTATGTTCGTATTTTTCTCCGGGGGGAAAATCCCGGCAAATCTTTTGAGGCCTGGTGATATTGTCAGGTATAAGAAGACAAACGGCGCTCAGCACACCTATATGTATTACTCATATGGTTATATTGCTGAGGCTGGAAGAGCCATCAGATTCCCTATTATTCAGAAGGACACATTCAAGTGCAATGCTAAGAACGTAAAGCATTCCACTATTGAAGTCCTTCGTGCAAAGTGAGGTGCGCCATGTTAGGTAGTCTCACAGTAAATGATATTTCAGCACTTATCGTGTTTTTAGTTGGCTTGATCGGAGGTATAGGGTACTTGCACAAGACACTCAAAGATTGGCTTGAGAAACTCCTTTCCGATGAGTTTAAGGCCCTGACGACCAAGATCAATGAACTGGAAGACAAAATCGATAAGGTTGACATGGAGACGTGCAAGAATTTTCTTGTGCGTTTCCTCGCTGATGTAGAAAATGGTGCTGTTATTCTTGACTCAGAGCGACAAAGGTTCTGGGAGGAGTATGAGCATTACATCATTAATGGCGGCAATTCATATATTAAGGAATGGGTTGAGAAACTTAAGAAAAAGGGGCTTCTGTAGGCGATGTATTATAAAAAGGAAGAAACTTATCAGTTTTCAGTGCCTCAGGAATTCAAAGCATATTTGGATTTCAAGGCGGATCTGCAGTCTTCAGGGGTAAGATTCCTGGAAGATGGCGGATCGCATTATCAGACAGTCAAGATCGTAACAACTGGATATTTCGATAAGACTGAAGATGCTAAATAAGATTGCGGGGCTCTTAACCTGGGCCCCGTTATATTTAGGAGGAAATCATTAATGGGTATAAAAGATTTAGGTATGGTAACCGCTTATGCTTATGCTGTAGCTGGTGGTTATACCGGAACAGAAGCGGAGTTCAAAGAGCTGCTTGCTGATATTCCATTCCTGAAAGAAAATTCGGAGAATTACCCAGATGGTGCATACGTTGAGGAAGGGGTAGCTTACTTCACCCATAACGGCACTGTTCTCTTTGAGATCACCGGTATTGGTGGAGGAGGTGGTGGAGGCGGCGCAGCTTCCTCCAAGCTTACAGTAACCAACACATCAGGTTGGCTTACTAAGACAATAGCTGAAGGCGAGAAGTGCGAAGTGTCATTTACCTGGTCTTCCACTGAGGATGATATTGTGACAGGTCCTGGTACTCTGAGAGTTACTGCGAATGGATCTGTGAGAATGACACGCGGAATCGATCAGGGAGCTATGACTGTTGATATTTCAGAGTATCTCAAGTCTGGTGCTAACGTAATCAAACTGAGAGTTACCGATATTAACGGCAACTTCCGTGATCTGAGCTTCTCAGTATCAGTTGTAGCTCTGTCAATAAGCTCGTTATTTGACACAGCTACAGTTTACACATCATCTATTGACTTTACATATACACCTGTCGGTAATGTCACAAAGACTATCCACTTTATTCTGGATGGAAACGACACAACGTTCCAGACGCCTGTGTCAGGAAGACAGCTTACCCAGAC